ATATTGAAATGAATCCTGATTTATTGGGTGAGTATAATGTTCCAAGATATTTGGCAGCATTTAACAAAAGAATCGAACCATTACTTGTTGTTTATAGACCTGAAATCAGAGAAGACATTTTAATTGAAGACCCAAAAGATAGACCTATCTTTACTAAGTCTCAAACTGAATTAGTACGCGGTTACCCAATGAAAGAGGCTCATCAAGATACATTAGAGGAAGTATTAACTTTATCTGACATGGAATTAACGTTTTGGAAAAACGTAGGTATTGACCCTTACTATATGTATTTAGATGGTACTGTTGATTTAGTGGATGTTGATTGGGTTGAAAACAACAAAAAGTTAATGGAAGAGTTTGTCGTACAACAAAAAAAGGTGGATATTGATGAATACTTTGAATTTGATGTGGATGGGGATTTAATGGCTCTTAGTTTCGACTAAGAGTTTTTTAATCCGTCTGAAGATAATATATACCAGTAATTTCCGACTTTTTTAAACTCAACGCACGAGCCTTTAGTTAATTCAACTTCTTCATATTGCTCATCAATTAATGAGTCTCCCTTTACTAAAACATTCGTCATAGATTTTACAACAACGTGGTCGGTATTTGATGAATTTAACAAAAGTTCACAATTTTCAACTCCCGAAACAATAATGACGTATTCACCATTGGTTTCATAATAAGAGTTTGAAACTATTGCAGAATCTGATGTTTCAACGCTATTACCATTAATTATTCTAATTGAAGGAATAGATTTAAATACTGACATAAAAAAATTATATGATATTATAAGGACTTGTAAATGCTCTAAATTTCAAGGCTTTGTTCAAGTTTTCGGCCTGTAAGGCTTTTTGCTCCATTTGTTTTTCAGGTCTTAATCTTTCAAGTCTTGCTTTCAATTCTTCCCACAACATTGTCTTTTCATCTTTAGCTTCAGTGTTTAAACTTTGCCACTCTAAGGTTAATTCACTATCAGGGGTCTTCAAACTACCACTATACTTACCTCTTACTTTTGCCAAAGTTTCTTTACAATACGCAGTAAACCATCTTCTAACCCAAGTTTTTGCTGGTGAATTTAATTCATCCCATCTCATTTCATCAATTGGAACGTCAGAAGGAAGTCTAACAACGTCAGGATTTTTCGCTAAACAATCATCTCTATCAAAAGTATCATAATACCAATACCATACTTTGTATTTTTGATAAGCAATATTTCCAAAATCAAATTTTCCACCAGGTACATTCATTAAATGTAATGCTTTTTTTCCTTCAGGAAGTGCTGTTATTCTATAAGTCAAATCTCCTGTTATGATTCTTCTTTTCATTTGAATGTCAGCCATTCTAAGTAAAATATCAAAGGCTGGTGTAATAAAATAATTTCCTGTTGTCCCCATTTGAGAAAATCCTGCCCCACCGCCTAAACCAATACCGCCAAATCCACCAAATCCACCCATAAACGGGTCAAAATATGCTGCGTCTAATTCAGAACGAGAAAACCATAATATTTCATTAACTTCGCGACCTGCAGGTATTTCATATATTTGTTGATTAGAAACTAAATCGATATAATCTTTTTTCAATACATAATCACCACCAGCTTGTAATCCCACAATTTTTGAATACGCGTAAGTATATTGTGTTTCCCAATCCATACTTCTTGTAGTAAAGGCTCTTGTTAGTGATTGCTCATCTAAATTCAAACCATTCAAAGAAGACCATTGAGCCTCAATCAACCAATCGTTTACATGTTGTGCGTAATCCTGAATAGATAATTCTAATAATGAATCCATCATTTCATCTTCTAATTCAACACTACGAATAGGGGCACCTAAAAGATTTTTTATTCTTTTATATAATTTACTTCTTTCAGGTTCGGTGATAATTACAGTAGTTGCCATAAGTTTTTATTATATAAATATAATTTAGTTGTTAAGTTTAGACTGAGTAGAATACAAATCATTAACAAATCCCCAATTAACCACTTTCCAAAAATTAGATACGTACTTGTCTCTTAGATTTTTGTATTTTAAATAATAAGCGTGTTCCCAAACGTCAAGACCTAACAAGGGGTAACCTCTTTCTTCTTGATTATCCATTAGGGGATTGTCTTGATTTGCGGTGGTTACAATTTTCAATCTATTTTTATCTGTAAGAATCAACCAAACCCAACCTGAACCAAAACAAGATTTGGCGGCGTCTTCAAATTCTGTTTTAAATTTTTCAAATGAACCGAAAGTCTTTTCTATTTTACTTTTGATGGGGTCGTCTAACTTTTGTTTTTTAGGCGACATCATTTTCCAAAACAACGCATGATTAAATGCGCCACCACCATTATTTCTAACTATTGTATTAAAACTTGAAATGTCAGATATAATTTGTTCTAAGTCTAAATCTTTACCACTTATTTTTTCTAATTCTTTATTCAATTTATCAACATAACCTTTGTAATGTTTGTTGTAGTGAGTTTTCATTGTTTCACTATCAATAAAAACTTCTAAAGAATCATATTCGTAAGGTAGTTTATCTATACTTATTTTTTTTATTTCATTAATTAGATTAGTTTTTTGTGCTGAATCAATTTCTAACAACTGTTCTATTTTGTAAATTTTCTGTAGATAACTTTCAAAAATATTATTCCCCATGATATATAAATATCATCGATTACCAGAAATTAAATTTAACATTTCTTCAATTGTGGATGCATCATCAAACATATCGTCACCCATTACTGTTGAAATAATTTTCTTTTTTCTATTTAAGATGTCGTAAATTGCACCTTCTATTGTATTTTCAAAAAGAGGGTAATAAACTGATGTTGAATTTTTTTGACCAATTCTATGTGACCTATCTTCTGCTTGTGAATGTTCAGCAGGAACAAAAGATAAATCATTCATAATAACGGCTTCGGCAGATGTTAAAGTAATACCAACACCTGCGGCTTTCAAGTTTCCAACAAATACTTTGATTTTATCATTTGTTTGAAACTCATCAACCGCATTTTGTCTGTGAAACTTGGAACAACTACCATCTAAATAAACCGCAGATTTACCAAAGTGATTATAGATTTGATTTAATGTATCTGTAAAATTTGTAAATATAATAACCTTTTTACCTTGTTCTATAATGTTTTCCGCTAACTCTATTGTGTTATTAATTTTTTCTTGTGCGATTACTTTTCTTACTTTCATTAGTTTACCAAACTGAATTGTAAGTGAAGATGACTCTTCAGGGTTTTGGTCATACCAATCAAAATATTCACCCATTAATTCTTCGTAGTCTTTTGATTTTAGCCTTAAATAAACAGGTGTAATAATTTTTTCAGGTAAATCTAAAACTTCTTCTTTTAATCTTCTTAGAATGTGTGTTGAGGTTCTTTCTCTTAATTCGTCAAGATTAGATGCCCCTGTAACATTCCACACTTTTCTTTTTCCAACACTAAATTGAAATCCATTACAATATCTTTTAGCATAAGCCATCCAATTCATTGCCACAGGACTATCAACAAGGTTTAATAAATTATAATAATTCATAGGTCTAGAGGTCATAGGTGTTCCTGATAATAACCAAACTCTATTTGATTTACTTGCAATGTCGTTGGCAATTTTTGTTCTTTGCGCTTGTGGATTAGAAATCATATGTGCTTCATCCATGATTACTAAATCAAAATTAATTTTCATAATTTCTGACTTATCCTTTTCTTTAATGTCGTGGAAATTTTTTAAGATGTCGTAGTTCACAATAACAAAATCATGTTCATCTGAAAATTTCTTACCTTCCGCAATATAAACAGACCTATCTGAATAATTTGCAATTTCTCTTTGCCAGTTTATTTTTAATGATGCGGGACACACAATTAAAACTTTTTTAGCTCCCGTTTCTAACGCAGCAATGATAGTTGATGTTGTTTTACCAAGACCCATGTCATCGGCCAGAATAAACTTTTTATTTCTTACTAATTTTTCAATTGCTTCTTTTTGATGTTCCATAGGAGGTCTATGAGTGTACTTACCATAATCAATAGAAATGTTTTTAACTTCATTATCTTTTAGTAATGCCGATTTTGGCATCCAAAAGTCATGTAAAGTTTCACCTGAAAAGATTTTACCCCAAATATGATATGCCTTGTCTTTTTCAACCAACAACTTTTCAACATATATTTCAGAAGGTTCCTTAGTATACATCTTATCTTCCATCAGTTTTTTACCAAAATATGAATCAAGTTTGACCCATTTTTTTGCAACTTTTGGTTGTGTTGTGTTATAATTATTGATATAATCCGACTGCGGTCTTGTAGGTACGAAAGACTTACTGTTCTCTTTTTTGTGTTTTAAATTAAGGATATAGTTATTTGACCCTTCGTAATCATCTAATATTAAAAGGGCTTTTGATTCGGGTGTTTTAGGCACAAAATCTTCCATAGTATATATAAAATATAATAAAATTCAAGAAAAAATCAATCAAAGTATTTATAGGTATGACACAACCTAAAGTTCCAATAACAAGATTAAATAAGTTTTTTGCAGAAGAAGACTTTAATTTGGATATAAAAATGGGAAGAGAATGGTTAGAGGGAGATATGAACTTCACTTTAGTTTTATATAAAGTCGATAGGCAAAAAACAAATAACGACGATGTGTATGGTGAAGCCTTAAAAGGTGGGATACAATTTTTACCACCAATAGAATTTAAAGGTTTGGTTAAAATAGAGGCTCCTGCAAACCAAGACTACGGCTCAACAAAATTAGAACAGTTAGAACCGGGTAATTTAACTGTTAGTGTTTATCAAGATTATTTAGACGACTTAGAAATTGATATAGAATATGGTGATTATATTGGATACTATGAAACAGAAAGTAGAGTTAGATATTATAGTGTGGTAAATGATGGTAGGGTGTTTACTGACAATAAACATACCTATGGTGGTTATAAAAGATTTTATAGAACAATTGTTGCAACCCCTGTTACCAATAATGAATTTGAAGGAATTTAATTAAATTATGACTTTTCCAAAACAAGTAAAAAAACATTTACCTTTGATTCCACAAAAGTTTGGTGTGGAAAGAAGAGAAGAAATGCTCGAAGACATAACAAGACATGGAACGTTTTTACCAAAAGGGGTATTACATGCCGATTTGGACAGGGGGTTTTTAGATTTTGTTAAAGACAAATTGGAATTAGTTGTTGATGAAAAAAAAGTACCTTTGATTGATAGAATTATAACCAATCAAAATTGGATGCAATTTACACAAACGTGGAATTTTCAAGATTTAGATAAAAATATATCATTACCTTTTTTAGCAATTGTAAGAACTCCTGAAGTTAAACCAGGTAAATATGTTGGAGGTAAATTTAATGTCCCTGAAAAACTTAGAATTAATTATTTTACAGTACCAACATGGGATGGTCAAAGAAAAGGTGCTGATGTCTATAAAGTTCCACAACCTGTTGCCGTTGATATTGTTTACAATTTAAAGTTGTTTTGTAATCGAATGAGAGAAAACAACGAGTTTAACAAAATTGTTATGCAAACATTCGCGTCTTCTCAATCCTATACTCAAATCAATGGACACTATATGCCAATAATGATGGAAGAAGTGTCCGATGAGTCAGTAAAAGATTTAGAAAAAAGAAAATACTACATTATAAATTACAAGTTGACACTACAAGGGTTTTTATTAGATGAAGAAGATTTTCAAGTTTCTCCCGCAATATCAAGATATATGACGATGTTTGAAGTAGATACAAAAATTAAAACTAGACGAGTTGAAATTGAACCTCCACGACCCGACAACTTTGATTTTGATTTTACTTTTTTACCTGGAGTAACACAATTATCTGAAGTTTTTAGATACACAGCAGATTTAAAAGTTGTTGAATTGCAAAATTTATCAAGTTGTTATAATTTTAATTATACCGCAACGACAAACAACACTTTAAATTTTGTAACATGTAATAGTGGGCCATCAATTATATCAGGAATAACAAGTGGTAATACAGGTACTATTTGTGTTCAAGGAGGTACTTTCCCTGTATTTTCAAACCCAACAGGTGCGACAACAAATTCAACAACATCTTGTGGTAGTGCATTTTCTGTTTATATAAATGGTCTTTACATAGGTGATGATTTGGATGTTATTCAAGTTAATGATGGAGACTCTCTATTAATAAAGGTATATAAAAGTTTAATTACTCAAACATCAGTAATTAAAACCGTCGCCTATTTTGTTTAATCTTCACCGTATATATCTTTAGGTTTACTACAAGTTTTAATTATTAAATTTTCTAAAAACTTATACAATTTCAAACCATTTTTTTCGCAGTAAGTTTTTAATACTGAATGGACATCATCAGATATTTTAATGTTTTTAATTTTTTTATTTTTCATAATAATTTAAGGTGAGAAAAAAGGCAGAATTTTGTCTGCCTTATCAGATAAATATATTATTGTCAATAGTTTTTTGCAAAAATTGAATGTATTTATATAGAAAACATAAAAAGCTAAAACATAATTTAAAATGGCATCTAGTAATAAGGTTTTCGTCTCACCTGGTGTTTACACTTCAGAAAGAGATTTAACTTTTGTTGCACAAAGCGTTGGTGTAACAACTTTAGGTATTGTCGGTGAAACCATACAAGGTCCCGCATTTGAACCTATTTTCATAACAAACTTTGACGAATATCAAGTTTATTTTGGGGGAACAAGTCCTGAAAAATTTGTAAATACACAAATACCAAAATATGAGGCGTCTTACATTGCAAAGGCTTACTTAAGTCAATCAAATCAATTATTTGTAACAAGAATACTTGGATTATCAGGTTACGATGCTGGTCCGTCTTGGTCAGTTGTTACTATTGCAAATCCAAATCCCGCAACAATAAGGGCAACAGGAAACACAACAGGTATTACATTAAACTTTACAGGAACTACAGGTACAAGTTCAAACATAACAATCACATCTGTTCCATCACAATTAAGTGCCGATTTTAATAGGACATACACAACTTATAACGGAGGAACTTCAACATTAAATGCTGATTTTCAAAACTTTATTTCTACTAACGTTAATAGCTTTAGTGTGAGTGCATCTACTTCAGGAAAAACTGCGATTTATTGGGGTACTCTAAGTGCAAATACATTAACATATGTTTCAGGGTCTTCAGTAAATACTGTAACTGCAACTTCTGAAACATTCGGAGTTAATAATGTTAATTTATCTTTAGCTAATCTTTCGGCGGGAACAAATGACACGTGGTACTACGCATTATTTGATTATAACAAAATTCAAAGTGTTGGTTCATATTATGGATACGGTTTAGGGGCTTCAATCGGAGCAATGTCATCTCTTGGTGGAGGCGTGTTCTCAGGAAGATGTAATATTGGTATGACATTCTATTCAGGTTCACCTTATAGTGAATGGGATGATTTAGTTGTATCAACACTACGTTCAAGAGGTCTTACTTCTTATTCTTCAACACAACACGGACCACAATATTGGGTTACAGGAACAAGTAATGTTCAAATGGTATGTACTGGTACATATTCGGCAGTTACAAGTGACCCATATTCTACTTTTGTAATATCAGGTATTACATATGATTCTGAAACATTTAGTTTTGAAACTTCAATGTTGTCTACAAATTCTAACTACATGTCAAGTTTATTTGGTAAATCAAATTTTGCAAAAGATAGAAACGAAGTTCCAATTTTTGTTGAGGAAATTTACCCAAGTTTATTAAATTCGGGATATAACAATAGTAAAATTAGAGGTTTGTATTGTGATTTAATTGAATTAGATAGTGCCGAATCATTAAATACTGAAACTATTGGTTTCTATTTAGAACAATATCAAACACCTAAAACACCTTACTTAGTGTCTGAACTAAGAGGTAATTTGGTTTATAAGTTATTTAAATTTGTATTGATTTCTGATGGTAACGCAGCTAATAGACTTGTAAAAATATCAATAGGTAATGTATCTTTCACTAACAATACTTTTGACGTGTTTGTTAGAGACTTTTATGATACTGACCAAAACGTAAGAGTAATAGAAAGTTTTACAAACTGTTCATTAGACCCTTCACAAAATAACTTTATAGCAAATAAAATTGGTACTTCTAACGGTGAATATCAAGTAAAATCTAAATACTTAATGATTGAAATGGCTGATGAAGCACCAACAGACGCACTTCCTTGTGGGTTTGAAGGTTACATCATGAGAGAATACTCAAATGCAACACCTCCATTTGTTATATACAAAACAAGATATTTAAAGGCGGGTGATGAAATTGACAATCCTCCTTTTGGTTCTGCAAACGGTGGTGATAATATTAGAATTTCATCAGGTGAAAATGTTAGAAGAGCGTACTTAGGTATTTCTAATATCACAGGAGTTGATTATGATTTCTTTGAATACAAAGGTAAACAACTTCCTACAAATATCGCAACTGATACTACAGGTCCTGATTGGGGTTATATAACAAAAGGGTTCCACTTAGATAGTGGTGCTACTATTGTAACTATTTCTAACGCTTATGCTACTTCAGGTCAGTCAGCGTTTGAAGTGGGTGCAGGTTCATTCTCGAGCGAACCTTTAGACAGTGATAATCCTTATTACAACTTAAATACGAGAAAATATACTTTATATGCTTATGGCGGATTTGATGGTTGGGATATTTATAGAGCGTCAAGAACAAACGCAGATACATTCGCGTTAGGTCAGACAGGATACAAACAAGGAGCAGCAGCTTCCGCAACGTATCCTACAGCATCAGGTTGGGGAGCGTTCAAACAAATTTCAGGACCAAACCAAGAGACTTGGGCAAACACTGACTACTACGCTTACAAATGGGGTCAATCAACATTCTCTAATCCTGAATCTACAAATATAAATGTGTTTGTTACACCAGGAATTGACTATGTAAACAACAGTAACTTAGTTGAAGATGCGGTTAATTTGATTGAGGAAGATAGAGCAGATTCAATTTACATCTGTACTACACCTGACTTTAACTTATTCTTACCTTCTTACCAAAATATAGAAGAGGGGTTAATTTATCCTCAACAGGCGGTTGACAACTTAGAAAATATAGGTATTGACTCTAACTACACAGCTACTTATTATCCTTGGGTATTAACAAGAGATACTGTTAATAACACTCAAATTTATCTTCCACCTACGGCTGAAGTTACTAAAAACTTAGCGTTGACAGACAACATCGCATTCCCTTGGTTCGCATCGGCGGGTTACACGAGAGGTCTTGTAAACGCAATTAGAGCGAGACGTAAGTTGACACAAGAAGATAGAGACACATTATATAAAGGTAGAATCAACCCAATTGCAACTTTCAATGATGTTGGTACAGTAATTTGGGGTAATAAAACTCTACAAATTAGAGAATCTGCACTTGACAGAATCAATGTTAGAAGATTATTACTACAAGCTCGTAAGTTAATTTCAGCAGTGGCGATTAGATTGTTATTTGAACAAAATGATGACAAAGTAAGACAAGACTTCTTAGATTCAGTAAATCCAATTTTGGATTCAATTAGAAGAGACCGAGGTTTAATTGACTTTAGAGTTACAGTTTCAAATACACCTGAAGATTTAGACTCAAACACTCTTACAGGTAAGATTTACTTGAAACCAACAAGAGCGTTAGAATACATTGACATCGAGTTTGTTATTACACCAACAGGAGCATCATTTGACAACGTATAATAAATGTGGGGGGTCACTCCCCCACTTATTTTTAAAATATAAATAAAATGAAAATTAAAAAGAAAGTTATTAAAGAGTCAGTTGGAATCAAAGATTGGTCGGACAAAACTTATTCCACAAAAAAACAAAATGTAGTTTTAACTGAATCTCAGTTAGAAAAACTTTTAGAAAAACTTCAAAAATAATGGATATTAAAGGGTATGTTAGAAAATTTGTTCAACAAAGATTGAACGAAGGATTTGATGATGTTGGTAGACCTGACTTAAAATATTATGCATTTGATTGGGATGATAATATTTTATTCATGCCAACTTCTATTTTGGTTATGGATGAAGACGAAAACGAAATACCCATGTCAACAGAAGACTTTGCAGAGTACAGAGAAAAAATTGGTTTTGAACCATTTATGTATAAAGGTAAAAGAATCGTTGCATTTTCTATTGGGGCATTTAAAAACTTCAAAGAGTTTGGAAACAAAAGATTTATTATTGATTCTATGGTTGCAAAACCCGGTCCGTCTTGGTCTGATTTTGTGGAATGTATAAATGGTGGGTCGGTTTTTTCTATAATTACCGCTAGAGGGCATAGTCCTGAAACTTTAAGAGAGGCTGTTTACAACTTAGTAATGAGTAATAAAAACGGAATAGACTCAAGAGAATTAGCTAGAAATTTATACAAGTATCGAGAAATAGGAAACAAAGTTAAAGCGGACACTACTGTTAAAGCATTGTCACCATCAGAACTTAATGACTATTTGGACTTATGTAAATTTGAACCCGTGTCTTTTAAAAAGGGAAACGCCTCTAACCCTGAACAAGCAAAATTTGATGCATTAAAACAATTTATATCTTATTGTAAGAGTTTGGCAAGTGAATTAAAAAGTCGTTACGGGGTCGAGGGTAGTCCTATGTTTAAAAATGATGTTGAATTTAATTCAAGTTGGGAACCTTATATTGGTTTTTCAGATGACGATTTAAGAAATGTTGAAAAAATTAAAGAATTATTATCTGGTGAGTATGAAGAATTACCTTTAAACTTATATTTAACAAAAGGAGGAAATAAAGTTAAATACTAGTTTCTAGTTATAGAATAAATTTAAAATAATTGAAAGTAAATACAAAAAATAATTTAGTAAGTATTTATAGTAAAATAAAATAAAAATTAAAAAATAAGAAAACATGGCTGATTTATTAATGAGAATGCCGTTTCAGTACGAACCAAAAAAGAAAAATAGGTTTATACTAACATTTGACTCTAGTTTGGGTATTAATTCATGGTATGTTGAAAAAGCGTCAAGACCGTCAATTAAAATCGATACAAAAGAAATTAAATTTTTGAATACACAAACTTATGTTGCTGGTTTTTTCAATTGGGAAAGTATTTCTGTAACTTTAAGAGACCCTATTGGTCCATCTGCTGCACAGGCAGTAATGGAATGGGTTCGTTTACATGCTGAATCAGTAACTGGACGTATGGGTTATGCTGCAGGTTACAAAAAAGATGTGAACTTAGAAATGTTAGACCCAACAGGAGTTGCGGTTGAAAAGTGGATATTACAAAATTGTAGTATAACGGATGCAAAATTTAATGATGTTGGATATGGTGACTCAGACCTTATGACTGTAGACATGACATTACAACCCGATAGATGTATATTAGTTTACTAAAATTTTAAAAATAAAATTATAATTAATCCCGTCATTAGATGGGATTTTTTATTTACAATAATTTTATTCAAAATATTTTTAAAATAAAAACTATGGACGAATCAGCAAAATACGGGCAAATGGATTTTAATTTGCCACATGACGTTATAAAATTACCATCACAAGGTATATTTTACAAACCAAAAAAAGAAACTATTAAAGTGGGGTTTTTAACCGCACAAGATGAAAATATTTTGATGTCACAAAATAACGATAAAGAAGGGATTATTTATTCATTACTTAGACAAAAAATATATGAACCTGGATTTAACATTAATGATATGTTGGATTGTGACGTTCAAGCAGTTTTAATTTTTTTAAGAAACACATCTTTTGGTCCTGAATATAACTTCACAGTTACTGACCCAAGAACAAACAAAACATTTGAAACAACAGTTCTTTTAGATGAGTTGGATTACAAACCGATTGAAGAAAAACCTGATTTTGAAGGGTTATTCTCATATGTACTACCAAAATCAAAAAAAGAAGTTAAGTTTAGACTGATGACGATTGGAGACCAAAAAGAGTTGGACAAATTTAATTCTCAATATCCGGCCGGCATGACCGTTCCTATTGCAACCAAAAGATTAGAAAAACAAATTGTAGAAATTGATGGTACTAAAGACCCACTTCAAATTGTAAAGTTTATTAATCAAATGCCTATATCAGATGCAAAAGACTTTAGAAGATTTGCATATAAATGTGAACCAAAAATCGATTTACAAAAAGTAATTCAAACCCCGTCTGGAGAAAAAGTGACTATTGATGTTGCTTTTGGGGTGGAATTTTTTCGCCCTTTCTTCTGATTATCAAAAACATCTTTTAGACGAAATATATTATTTGGTCAAGTTCGCAAGATTTTCTTATCGAGACATTATGAGTATGCCAACATATGAAAGAAAGTTCTTCATTAATAAGTTGATTGAAGAAAATAAAAAACAACAAGAATAATATTTATCAAATAAAACTATATGATGTTTTTAGGTTATACTGACCCTTTTGCTGGAACTGGTACTGATTCTAAGGGTACATTTTCATATTTAGCCGATATTAAAAAAGCAACAGTAGAGGCGTTTTCAGTAAAAAGAATTGAAGACTATTTTTTAACGGTTGAAGCAAAGGCAAAAGACTTAAATAAGTCACTAACCACTGGTCTTTATGAGTATGCGGAAATATATAGAAAAACAATTTCTGATGTTTATTTAGAAAATATTGAGTTGGGGTTTGCATTTGACGACTCGTCTAAATTAATTTCATCAATGGCCTCTGAAATGAAAAGGATGGTCCCTTTTACCCAAGCAAACGCCACAAACGCATTAGTTTTAGGTAAAGTAATTGGGGAAACTCCTGAAGAAGCTGCTAAGTTAATTGGTCAAATGACAGCATATGGTAACAGTCAAAAAAAGTCTATAGATGTATTAAACAAAGCCACAATGACCGCAAGGGCTTTTGGTTTAGATGCTAAAACATTAACCAAAACTGTGTCTGATAATATCCAAAAGGCTCAAATATACGGGTTTAAAAATGGTGTTGAAGGTTTAACAAAAATGGCCGCTCAAGCTCAAAGGGTTGGATTTGATATAAAAAATGCTCAAGCGGTTTCTGAGGATATTTTAGAAGGGGGTCTTGAAGATGCGGTAAAAAAATCTTCTGAACTACAAGCTTTAGGAGGTAATATAGGTGCGTTAGGTGACCCGGGTCAGTTATATCGTATGGCAATGTATGATATTGAAGGACTTCAGGACGAATTAATTAAAGCGTCCTCTTCTGCGGTAGATTTTAATGAAACTACAGGAGATTTTAAAATTGGTGGTGAAGAAATGCTTAGACTTAGACAACAAGCAAAAATATTAGGTTTAAGTTATGAAGAAGTTGCAAAAGGAGCTATCAACGCCAGAAAAGAACAAGAAATTGGGGCTAGAGTTGGTGGTTTATCAAAGTTAACTGAAGACCAAAGAAGTTTAGTTGCGAGTTTAGCAGAAATTGGACCTGGAGGAAAAGTAACTTTAGATATACCAGGGTTTGGAAATATAGCAGATTTAGAATCGGCATTAAAAAGTGACCCTAATGCATTGGCAGGAGCTTTAGCCAAATATCAAGATGATATGAATAAGACACCTGTTGAAATACAGACGGAGATGAAAGACATTGCTTTACAAACTCAAAGTATTCAAACACAAATGAGTAATACTCTTATTTCTATTCAACAACAAGGTATTAAAACATTAGAAAATCAAGGATTAGGTAATACAGTTTTAACCGCATTGAAAAATCAAACAGGATTACCTGGAACAGGTACTGAATCGACTTTTACTGATTTAAAAAATAAAATAACTACAGAGATAGGAACTGTAACAACCGAACTTACTAATTTTTATACCGGACTTAAAACTCTTACAAATAATGTTTTAACTATATCAGTGGCACTAGCGGGATATGCAGCAACATCCTTAGAGAATGTTTATACATCTCTTGGTGGTTTCACAGCAACCACCGCTTCGGCAACCCCAGTACCTCAACAATCTGATGCATTTGTACCTGCAGGTGGAGGAAAAATGGTTTCGGGCTCTTTTGGGCAATTTTTGGGCGACACAAAAGATGATTTATTACTTTCTCCTGGAATAGGAGATTTTTTTAACAAATATAATGAATCTGAAAATATTTTAAAATCAATTGGAGGTCCTATTAACAAATATAATGAATCTCAAAACAATTTTAAATCAATTGGTGGTCCCAAATCGGGAGGAGATTTATCTTTATTATATAAAAACGCAGCCGCTCAACCATCACAAAATTTAGTCGACTTATTAACAAAGTCTTCTTCATTTTCACCAACTAAAACAGAAATAATTCAAAAAGTAGAAATCGGAGGTAAAACTGAACTTACTTTGAACATTAACACAAATATACCACAAAATCTAATAAACGAAGTTTTGAATACCGCTCAATTGAAAGATACGATTATGTCCACAGTCAATACTAGATTAAGTGCTGAATATTCAGATAAATTATCAAATGCATTTATTACTCAAAAAAGAGGATAAAAATTAAGCTATGTCTATTTATAAAATAAACAAATAAATGGATAGTCCACTTTCATTTAACTCTTCTGAAAACTTTAGAAAAAGATTATTAACACGAAATCTTAAACCATATCGTGTTGACGGTACATCTTTTGGCGAATCTTTCCAAAACAAAGAATTTCAAATTGTAGATTATTCTGTAAAAGACTCTGAAGAAATTTCTAAAATTGGTGATATACAGGAAAAAGATTTATATAAACAAAATAAATATGGACCTGATAATAGTAACTCCACCTATGGAGATATGGTCAATATTAACATTAACCTTAATGTTGAAACTAATTTTGGTTTATATGGTTTTAAAAACTCAATCAATTCTAAGTTAGAAAAAATTGGAGATGGACAAGAAAAATTATTATATGTTAATAACATTTACGGACCAACAGAATTTGAAACATCATACGGTAATACCATAGATATTAACAAAAATTTACAAACAGAAACAAATAAAGGTAAATATGGTTACCCTTTAACTGTTGGAAGTGATTTAGAAAAAATTGGTGATACAAAAGAAAAAGAATTAATTGTTACAAACTTATATAAACCACTTAACACAAATGACCGTGGTTTTGGTGATACTGTATGGTATATTAATAACAATCAAACAATTCTATCAAGAGGAGAAGGTGAGTATAGTATCTCTGACACGATAAATAGTTTTTTAAATAGCATTGGAAACCAACAAGAGATTTTATCTAAAGTTAAAAATGCATACAAAAATAATGGAAACGATTTTGGGTTTCCAGTTTATAGTATAAATAATTTAATACCTTTAATTACAAGAGGTAATGGTGAATATTCAATATCAGACACATTTAATAGTTATCTAAATAGTATTGGAAACCAACAAGAAATTATCTTAAAAGTTTTAAATGTTTATAAAAATACACTTAACCGTGGTTTTGGCCAACCTGTTTATCAAATTCAAAATAATCAAGTAATTCAAACTATAGGGTCGGGAGAATACAATATTTCTGACACCGTAAATAATAGATTAGAAACAAACGGTAATGATAGGGAAGTTATTTTAAGAGTTTTAAATAAATACGCCCCTAATGAGTCTGCTCCGGGGTATGGAACAACAAGATATACAATTAATAATATATTATCTTTGGGTGCAAATGAAGGCGAGTACTCATACGATGACGCGATAGGGAGTGATTTATTTACCACGGGGATTCAACTTAGAAATATTCTTTATCCTATAAATCAGTACGGACCCCAAACCGTAAATAATCAAATTATTTTTCCATTCACTAACAACCAAACAAACCCTAATGAAGGGGAATATGGATTTCCTGATACGGAAAATAGCGAATTAGAAATTAAAGGTGAAACCGATAGGCCCATATTATTCGCTATAAATCAATATGGTCCTCAAAATTTACCAAACACAACGGTAGAGATTAATCAAAATTTGCAATCAAACCCTAATGAAGGTGAATATGGTTTTCCTGATACAGAAAATAGTCAGTTAGAAATTAAAGGTGAAACCGATAGACCCATATTATTTGCTATAAATCAATATGGGCCAGAACAAGGACAATCACAATCTACCGTAGTTCCAAATTTAAATTTACAAACAAACTCTAACGAAGGTAACTATGGTTTTCCTGATACACTAGACAGTGAATTAGAAATTAAAGGTGAAAATGAAAGACCTTTTTTATTTAGTGTAAATCAATATAACCCTGAAAATCAACCAACAGATTCAGTTGATATAAATAAAAATTTGGGTAAATTGTCAAATGAAGGTGAATATGGTTTTCCCGATACTAAAGGTAGTGGATTAGAAGTTATTGGATTTCAAAAAGAACAAGAGGCATATGTTAGAAATAAATATGTAACAGGCGATGGGGACTATGATGTAATAACAATTGATGAAATTATACCAACAAGTTATGGAAGTGCATATGCATATTCATTAACACCTTTAAATTTTATACCTTCGACCTATAGACCTATTAATATATTATTAAGCGACAACCCAAGAGGTTCTGATGGTACTTTGTCACAGGATTCCGCATTAGCGGGAATTGGTGCAAGACAATTAAAAAAAGAATATAAGTATAGAATTGCAAGTGAGTTGTTGTCTCAAACTTTAGGTAGAGTTAATGCTCTTGACTCATCGGTTGACCCCGATAGTGGTGAAATATCAGTAAAACCAAACCTTAACCCATTTGACGCAGCAGGAATAATATCAGGAAATATTCCGTTATTAGCTAGAAATTATACAATTACATCACCTGAATCATTAGTTGGAAGAGCGTTGAATTTTACAGCTAAAATAGCAGGATTATATTCACCGTATTCCATTATAGTTGGAGAATATTTTGACTACCCAAATAAACGTATGTTAAATAGACTTGTTGAAAACCCTGTTGAAGTTGTGACAAGTACTGTTATGGGAGCAATTAGAACAATAACAGGTCAAAAAAACAAAAGAGGGTCTGAACTTTTTTTAGCCAACACATCTAACGCAACAAGAAGTTTATTATTTGGTCAATTATTTTATAATAATTTTAGACCCGACTATAGAGGACTTACGTTAATAAGACCTTCGTTATTTGCACCTAAACCAAATTTTTATGGTGGAGGTAATTCTGATGATATATTTTCTACTTTAATTTCTCCAGTTAATGCTCAACCTTTAGATAAAAACGGAGAACCTAGTGGCGCACCTGTTTACTCAGTGGGTGAAATAGGAAAGTATTTTGAAGGTGAATCTTTTCAAAATTATAAATTTGGACTTAATTCTAGAAATTATATAGATGGTACGACACCTTTAGCGGGTGGATTTACATGGTCTTCTAAAAAATCATATTTTAAAACGGGACAATTGGCAGGTCCTGAAGGAAAACAAAGATTTGGTGAAAGTAGTGTATTTACAAAAAATTATGAGTCGGCGTTCAAAGATACTGAGTCTTGGAAAATAGAAGAAAACAATGTATGGAGAGACGGTTCAATTTTAGACACAACTCAAAAAATTGTTGATTCTGCAGACAGGTCAGGAATTAAAAAATTAGAACACGTTGGTACTGCGATAAATCAAATATCTAAAGTTTTTAATGATGGATATGTTGAAATGACAAAAGGTTCTCGAGTTATTAGATATACTTCAAAAAACTCAGTAGGTAGTACAGACAGTACAATAAAAGGATATGAATATTGTAGATTATTTACAAAAGATGTTCCTTTTACAAATTATTCACAACTACAAAAAACGGATGGTAATATAAGAAATTATACCTATTCAGTTTTAGATAATACATATAACCTTAATATCACACCGTTCAATGATAAAAACGGACAATCGTCAAATATTATTAATGGTCAGGTTAAAAAATATATGCTTTCGTTAGAAAATTTGGCTTGGAGAACATCAAACAAACCTGGATTTACCGTACAAGATTTACCGGCTTGTGAAAGAGGACCCAATGGAGGTAGAATTATGTGGTTTCCTCCATATAATTTGAGTTTTGATGAATCTTCATCACCAAAATTTGAACCAACAAATTTTATAGGTAGACCTGAACCAATATACACATATAATAATACTGATAGAACTGGACAAATATCTTTTGATATTGTTGTTGACCACCCTTCCATCTCAAACATTTTAGTGGACCAAGAATTAAAAGATATAAAACCTGAGTCAGAATTAAAAAAAGTTATGGATTCATTTTTTGCTGGGTGTTTAAAATATGACATTTATACATTGGGTCAAAGATTTGCATCTTTAGCTCCACAAGATATTCAAACCGCAATTCAATTAATAAAATATCCTGAACAAGCAACAACTATTGTAAACGAAACACCTGACCCCGAACCTGTAAAACAAGAAATTGTAAAAACAACACCACCAGAAACTGAAACAAAAATTTCAGACCCCAAGTTTCAAGAAATATTTTTGTTTTTTGAAAATGCTCAACCTAACGATTCAAGTGGCCCAACAACAACTAAAGATTTTGAATATTGGTATAATGAATATGCGTCAAATAAAACATTGTATGATACAACAAAACCACTTAATAAAGTTTTCAAATATAGTGACGCAAATAAAGTGGCCCTTAACACAACAACAACCCCTACTTTTTCATTAACCGAATATGTTGACACAAGAAAACAAACCCTTAGTGGATTTTTTGATAATATATTACAAGAGTTTAATGATTTAAAAGAGTTTTTAAGTGAAGTATTTAAAGTTTTAGACTCAGGAGGAGAAGTTACTTTTGACTTATTAGCGACTGCCAGCTCAACAAACACTAGTGGTAATCAAAATTTATCTGAAAGAAGAAACGATTCGGTTTTAAAGTTTATAGAAAAGTTTACAGTAAATAATAAAACTTTAAAATCATTTATAGATTCAGGAAAATTAAAAATTATTAAAAAGGCAACAGGGTCAAGTGCCGCAATTCAAGACCCTAAATATTCACAAATTGATTGTACCAAACCTTTTAAATCACAATACGAAGAAGGAATTTATTCTGTACAAGCAATGGCGTGTAGAAGAGTAAAAATTGAAAAAATTGTATATAAACCAGGGCCGCCCGCAAAGTCAGAAACACCTCCCGCACAAGTAGAGGCTGCTGCTCCAAACCCTACAGCCGCTGAAAGTACAGCTCCAAAACCAACACCACAAAACCAAGTAATTGACAACTTCAAACAAACACCACAATATAAAGATTTGGCGAAAAAAATATTAAGAAGATTACTAACAGAGTGTAATTATTTTCAAATGGTTAAAGAGACAAATCCATTTATTTATGACACAATTAGAAGTAAGTTTCAGTATTTTAATCCTGTTTTCCACTCTATTACTCCTGAAGGTCTAAACTCAAGATTAACTTTTTTACAACAATGTGTAAGACCAGGAGATACGATTCCAACTGTGTCACAAAATGCGGCAGGAACATATAGTTTAGATTATAACGATGCCTTCAACAGTGCATTTGGAGCTCCTCCTGTTTTGGTATTAAGGATTGGTGATTTTTTCCACACTAAAATAATACCTGAAGACTTAAATATTAAGTTTGAAAATGGGGGTAATATACCATTAGATTTAAATCCTGAAGGAATTGGAGTACAACCTATGTTTGCAAACATAACATTAAGGTTTAAAATGATAGGAGGTCATGGATTAGCAGGTCCAATTGGAGAACTTCAAAATGCACTTTCATTTAATTATTATGCAAATACTGAAATGTATGATGAGAGAGCAACAATAACTGAAGATGTAACATCACAGTATGATGCAGAATATTTTGAAGCTTTGAAAATAAACCCATTGACAACACCACAGCAGAACCAACAGAACAAAATTGGAACTACAATCGGAAAACAAGAATCATCTACATATGATACAACATTAAGTGGATTTACAGGTGTTTTATCATATAAAGAAAATATGAAAAATTTTATAGACATAACCAAAGAATATGCAAATAGTGTTTTTCAAAATCTAAAAAATATAAATGATAAGTTATTGATTGGAGGAATTTTGATTTTTACAAAAGATAGAAAATACCAAACGGGATATTTTAATAACATTAACCAACCACAAACTAACTTAGTAAAAATATTTGGAAAAAGTCAGTATGAAGATAAAGTTGATGCGTTGTTTTCTAAAGCAAAAGAAGATGTAGAAAATGAAACTAGTCCGATATTGGCTAGTTTACCTCTTCAAAATTTTACAAATATATCGACAAGAAAAATTAAAAGAAAACTTAAAGATATGATAGATAGTCGTCAGACAACTTACTTGTCTGTAATAACTGAGGCGTCTAACAACATTGTAAAAAATCAAGTTGATGAAACTAAAACAATTGATTTACTAGACCAATTAAATTATGTGTGTAATTCTTTTGATGGATATTCTAACGATAAAAATGAAGTAATTGTTTTTTCTTTGACAGGGACTTCTGCGGTTGACCCATCTAATACGACATACGCAAATACTTTGGATGAGTTAAAAGGAGACTTATTAATTATTGGTTCTAAAATGAGTGGATTTAATAACAACTTAGAAACATATAGCCTAATTCCAACTGCTCAAGATGAAGTTTATAACGATGAGTTTGATTTTAATACCTTCATAGATTCAGACCCAGACGCAATAAGTCCTGAAGAAAATAGATTTTTTATGATATTTAGTAAAGAAATTATTGATGACTATACTAAATTTTTGAATGAAGTCGTCGATACAATTTCAAACAATGAAAGAAAAACTGACTGGTTTAATTATCTTAAAGGTAATTTAGGATTTACAAATACAGGTCAAGAAATACCAACAGGACCTTACGCAAAATATAAAGATTCAAAGGCTTTTGTTGACGCAAGATTTAAAAGTTTTGAAGATAATTTTTTAAGTAAAGAATTTTGTTCAACATGTAGTTATAATTTAAATAAAGATAAGGAAAGAAAACTGAATTTTTCTCAAGTATTATTTCCTGCTCAAACAGAAATTGACAACATGAAAGCTCTAAACGCATCAACTAATTCTACAGGTGATGAATATAACTTAAAAGTTTCATTCAACTAATATGCAATACTACAACAGATACCAAAATTTTTTAATTAACGGTCAACAGACGGTAGTTCCATTTGTTAATCTACCCGTCAGAGCGTCAGACCAAAGATACATTTACACAAAAAATAAAAGTAGATTAGATAAAATAAGTTATGAAAAATATGGAACACCATATTTTGGTTGGTTAATATTAACAGCAAATCCAATATATGGCGGTTTAGAAACAAATATTCCTGACGGTGCGGTATTAATAATACCATTCCCATTAATAAGTGCTCTACAAGGCTACAAAAGTGCATTAGATACACATATTTTTTATTATGGCCGTTAATGACCCAACAAAATTCAGACAAATATATAACAAAGAAAATAAAATTCTAGTTGAAGCCGACTACGATAATATTATTTTAATTGACCCTAACAAAGTTGTTGATGCAGACAACAATGTTAAAGATAGATACGTTCAACAAGAAAATCTTGTTTTTTATGCGAATTTAGAAACACAAATTATACCAAGAACAAAATTAGCAATTGGTGATAGTTTTGATAATCCTGTTTATAATTCACAAATCGCATCCTTATCTACTTTTCCTGAAGATTTGAAACTTAATTTTTTAAGACCCAAAGGTAAAAAAGCATTTGATACGAGTTGGTCAGATGAATTTACAGGTAGAGGTGTTAGACAAGGTCAAGGAATTAATCAAAACTCTGAATACCAAATTAATCAAGATGGAAATACTGTTTTTAAACAAAAAGTTTTAAACTATGAAGATACTCAAACTTTAGGTATTACAGAAATAAAAGTTGACGTAACACCGGCTAATGTTACAAACGTAGAAATATCTATGGAAGATATTAGAGGTCGAGCTTTATTTGAACAAGGAGACAATTCATTATATTCTGTTTTTTTTAACTTACCATATCCTCCGTTTTTTTTAACCTTGAAAGGATATTATGGAAAAGCAATTAGGTATCAATTAAGTTTAACCGATTTTAACGCGAGTTTTGAACCATCGAGTGGTAATTTTAAAATTACTCTTAAACTTTTAAGTAGAAATAGCGCGATACTCGCCGACAGTATAATAGGATACGCTAGAAACTCACCAAAAATGTTTCAAACAGAAACAGTAGTTACTCAAAGTACTTCAAACTCCTCAAATAACGGTATAAATACAAACAATTCAACCACTGTTGTTGAATCAGTCGGATTACAAAAAATGAGAGAAGCGTATTCTATTTATAAAAGTAAGGGGTTAATTACCTCCGATTTTCCTGAAATAACTTTAGAGGAATTTATTGCTAGAATAGAAAACCTACCTACAGCATTAGCGGACGCATTAAAAAAGGCAGATTTTACAGTAATGAATGATGTTGCTGATTTTCAGACAAACTTAAATAAATTAAGAAACGAAGTCTACGCCAATTCAATAACTGACTTTTTAGATACATCAGAAAAATTATACAAAGGACAAATTTATTACCCATATAAAGAAAACATTTCATTTGCAGATAGGGCAAAATATAAACAACGCGTTGAAACCGCAATAAATAACTATGTTACTTTATTAAAAAATAACAAAAGTTTTGGAACGGGAGGACAATATAAATTACCTAATAAGGGAAATATACCTGGTGAAATACCGATTAAATTTTCAATTAATGATATTTTTGAAGAGATAGATTATAATACATTAACAGATGCAGACTTTAGAGAAACGTATGTTGTTAATTACGGTACTAATCCAACAGACAACCAATTAAATAAATCTATTGCCGACTTTAAAAGCCTTAATCCAAATTTTTTACTTGACACAACAACCAACAATGTGGTTAATGATTTTCCCCAATATTACAAATTTGGTGATAAAGTTGGAAGTTCTAACAATTATATTGCAAATAGTTTTTTAGATAAGATTCAAAAAATTAATGATGAGTTAAATAAAAAAAATGCAGAAATAGAAAAGTCTCTCACTCAGTTTTTAAGTGACCAAATAGTAAATGGACCAAATGTTTTAGGGTTTATACCAACTATAAGAAACGTTATGGCAGTTTTATTTGCCGGATTAGATGGGTTTTATAGACTTATGGAAGACACCCACACAAGCGCATGGAATCAAAGAACAAACCCAATAAGGTTAGAATCAATTATACCGGCATCAAAAAATTTTGGAGTAGATTCTAAAAATTTGGTAAACGGTACAAACCAACTTAACGATTTAAATGTGGTTTATCCTTGGCCACAATATTTTTTAAAAGAAGCACAAAAAGATGGTTCAGAGTTATACGTTATAAAATATCCTGGAGATAGTTCAGTAATAAACACTACAAAAGGTTTTGATAGTGTTGTATGGCCTGAAGTTGCGTTTACTGAGGAATACATTAACGCGATAGTACAAAAAACAACACCAAAATCTGCAAACGTATATAATAATCCGGCATCGTTAAGTAAAGTTTTATCTATAAATGCGGTAGAATTTCCATTCAAAACAACACCATACGTTAATACACAAGAACAAAGTTATTTATATGAAATTTTTGAAAGAAGTTATTTAGGTGCGTATTATGCTAAATTAAATAGAAATGGATATAACCAAGAACAAATACCTGTTTTCTTGGGAAATTTAGAAGCTGAAAATATAAAACAAACAGTACAAAGTAATTTGGCACTCACTAAAATTTTAAAAGAATTTTCATTCACCTACGTTAATTTTTTACAAACATTAAGAAAAATTTCAAATAATGGTACTGGTACAAGATGGACACTTTATTCTGACTCAGTTTTTACCACAGAGTACATAAAAAATTTATTAGAATTAAATGATGGAACACAAAATGTTGATGTTTATAATGACGTTTATAGTATTGACACATTATCCAATTCATCAATTGCCATAGACGGGAATGTACCACTACCCGATTCAATCAAAAATTTTATAAACGGTACGCCGGCCACCGACACTTATTTTTTAGACAACTACCCAATAACAAATGTTAATTGGTTAAAGACAAATTTACAAGGTGGCGATAGCATTTCATCAATAAACGACTTTAATAAAACATCAAGTTATGTTTATTTAGATGAGAAAAAAACAATAGCGAGGGTAAACGAAACAGAAAACACTAAAAATATTAATGTTTTTGTTTCTAAGTATGAGTTTAAAAATTTTACACAACCTTTCATGACAAACTTGAATACAAGTGTACCAGTAAACTCACAAACTTCTTTGAGTAATTTTTATTCAACAAGAAAAGAAAAAGACTTATATTTTACCGAAAGTATTTTTGATTATGGGAATGAATATAGTGGTCAAGTGGCAACAAAGATACAAACAACATCATTATTGAATACTCCATATTTTGTTAATGCTTTAGTTCAAGGAGTTGAAAATCAAAAAACAAACGTTTCAGACCCTTACGCAGCATTAGGTTATTTATATTTAAATTCATTACCTTTAATTACAACAAGAGAAAAAATTAAAAGTTTTGATGACACAAGTTCCGTAGCAACAGATTTAGATTATTTGGCGTCAACCTTTAACAAGTTTTCATCAATTCACCGACTACCATATGCTTGGGTTTTAAAATATGGAAGTATATGGCATAGGTACAAAAAATTCATCGAAACTGGAAATGACATATTAGATAATACAATTTGGACCGATTTTGATTATTTAAAAAGTTATGACACAACAGGGACAACACCTAATGCGAATAGTAAATTAATTTTTCCATCATATACTGGAGGAACAACTCAAGTAGAAATTAAATTACAAAGTACAACAACACTAATACCAAATGTTAATCAAACAATGGATAATGTCACTTTAGGGGTGTATCCTAAAGTAATTAATAATGTTTATCGATTTTTCTTTAACAAAGATTTGACCATTTTAAACACACCAACCTATCAGTCTTTTTTAGATGCGTATAATACAGTAGGTTTAAAAATAGGTACAAACTCAACTTCAGGAAAATTCTATAACTTTGGATTTGATTTACAAAATCCAAACAGAGCGTTTGTGAACAAAAATTACTACGCCTATTTTGATAATCCCGAAAGCAATCAAAAGTTTTTGTTAATCCCATCAACAGGGGGAATCAATATAAACCAAATGAATTTTGAATGTTTTGATGCAACAAATAAAATTAAAGAAGAAGTTTTTAATAACAAGGCAGTTTATAATGGAAGTGTTAGACCACTTTGGGGTGTATCACAGTTTGGTTATTTTAAAAATTCTTTAATTAAAAAACCCGCATTTAATGAATA